AAACAACAAGAACTACTAACAACGTAACAAATAATGCCTTATTTGTTGGTTCTACTGCGGAATTATCTAAACTATTAAAGCAAGGTTTTCTAAATAATAAAGAGTAAAGAAAATTTATCTGTGGGTAAGATAAAACCAGTTAAAACTGTTGAGGAGATTGCCAAAAAGCATCGTCTTGAGGTTTCTTTTGTACAGAAACAGTTAGATATGGGAGAACCCATAGAGCACGAACATACAAAAGATCATGAACTTGCTAGAGAAATAGCACTTCAACATTTGGACGAAATACCAGATTACTACACAAGACTTAAAAAAATGGAAGCATCTGCAAAAAAAGAACATCAGAAATTTAAAGATGTTACTGAAGGAAAAGGTCTTTGGGCAAATATTCATGCCCGCAGAAAGGCAGGTAAACCCCCCAAAAAACCAGGAGAAAAAGGATATCCAAAAACACTTGATATTGAAGAGGGTTTAAAACAAGCACGTAAGAATGTAGGTGCTAGTAAGTGTTGGCCTGGTAAAGTCGCTAAAGGAACAAAAATGAAGAATGGGCGCGAAGTTCCAAATTGTGTTCCAGAGCAAGTTGAAATGGTAAGGTATTGCCCAAAATGCCAAAAAGAAGAAACTAGAAGTGCTTGCAAATACGGTCCAAAATATTGGGATATGTTCTCAACACCAGTTGCTTTAGCATCAAATTCTTATGATCCAAATGCTCCCCATCCAGCAAACGAAGAGAAGGATCATGAGCATTCTATGGCACGCTCAGAAATTTCAACGATTATTTCTGCAGCAAATAGATTGAAGAAAAAAATGAAGGGAGAAGGAAATATTGAAGCATGGGTTCAATCTAAAATTACAAAGGCGGCAGATTATCTAGATAGTGCTGCAGATTATGTAGATAGTGGTGAAATGAAGGCAGAAAGTGTTTCTAATGAACCAAAATTAAAACCAAAATCTGGACTTGGTGGTGGAAAACCAGCATATCCAAAAGGTAAAGAACCAAGAGCAACTGGAGCAAAACTTCCAGATATTCGCAAAGAGTCTGTATCTATTGAAGATGCAAATGGAAATACGTTTGCTAATGTTGTGGATATAATTGGTCCAGATCATATGAAACCAATTATTGATGGTAATGGAGTTTGGAAAGGAATTAAACAGCAGTCTGTTTCTGAAGGAAAATCATTCCAGTATTTTATGGAAAGGGTTGAAAAGTCAAAGATGAAGTGCAACTCCCCAAAGTCTGATCCCGTGGGCGACTCGCTCACGGGTAAGTCTCATGTTGTTAAGGCATGTTCTGGTGGCAAAGAAAAAATTATTCGCTTTGGTCAAAGAGGAGTCAAAGGATCTCCAAAGAAAAAAGGAGAGTCCGAAGAGTATGCAAGTCGTCGCAATAGATTTAAGACCAGACACGCAAAAAATATTGCACGAGGACCAATGTCCGCTGCATATTGGGCAAACAAAGTTAAGTGGTGATAAAAATGAAAAGTTTTCAAGAATTTTTAAAAGAAAGTATCACCATTAATGGTGATTTTAATGGAACTCTAAATGTAGGGGGTTCACAACCAGAACAAGCAAGTGAGTCATTCTTTGCCGATGTAGTTTGGGAAGGTAAACTTTATCGTTTAGAAGTAGAAGGTCAAATGATGAGTAAGAGTGAACTTGCAGAAGAACTTTTAAAAGAATATCCTGGGGCAATTATTCATAACATTTATCCGGGAAAAGAACCCTCAAAAATTAAAAGTGCTCAAAGATATAGACCAGAAAGATTAAGTTGGGAGTGATTAATGGCTCAGTGGAATAAAACTAATCAAGATTATCTAAACCAAGAAAGATCTCTCTTTGAAGTTTTCATGAGAGCGGATAGATTTGGAAATATTTGTGATTGCAATTCTTCTTCATCATCTTCAGGAATTTCTGGATCCGGTAGTTTTTCTACAGATTTATTTGGAAGAGTAAAAGTTTCCAATCCAGTAACGTTGTTTGACTCTTCTCATGTTTACTATCAAAATTCAGATTTTGATGACGTTGTGGTTGGTTCTGGTTCTACAGTAGGATTTATTACAGCACAAAGTTCCGCAACTCTTGGGATTGGAACTACTGCTAATTGTAGATTGGTTCGTCAAAGTAAGAGAGCATTTTCATATCAACCAGGAAAATCTCTTCAGGTATTGCAAACATTTGTTCTAAATCCACCAAAAGAGAATTTAGTTCAAAGAGTTGGATACGGATCATCTACAAATGGTATATTTTTAGAACAGATTGGTTCTCAAATTAATATCATCAAAAGAACTTCAGTATCTGGAACTTTAACAACAATCACTGTTCCCCAATCTGAATGGAATGTAGACCGATTAGACGGAACTGGAATTAGTACAGACAATCCTAGTGGTGTTTCGTTAGATTTAACAAAAGCACAAATTCTTTTCTCTGAGTATGAGTGGTTAGGTGTTGGTTCCGTAAGAGTTGGATTTGCTATTGATGGTAATTTTATTACCGCACATCAATTTAATCATGCAAATCGTACTGATAGTGTCTATATGACATCCGCAACTCTTCCTATTCGTTATGAAATTGAGAATATTGGAATTACAACTTCATCTTCATTAATGAAGCAGATTTGCGCTAATGTATTATCTAATGGTGGGTATGAGAGAAAGAAAGCAGAAAATGTTGCAAGAAGAACTGAGGGTACAGAAGTTGGTACTTCATTTGAACCTTTAGTATCCATCAGATTAAAACCAGGAAGAGAATTTGCAATAGTAATTCCACAGCAAATTCTAGCATTTCCACTTAACAATAATGCATCATATGAGGTAGCATTAATTAAAAATGGAACTCTAACTGGTGCTGCATTTACATCAATCCCAAATTCAGAGACAGAAAACGTAGAATATGATATTACTGCATCCACTATGACTGGTGGTGATATTGTAAATCTAAGATACGTTTATGGTTCAAATCAGGCAGGTGGAATAATCACAGCAGACCAAGGATATAACTGGGATCTACAGTTGGGAGTAACTCAAGCAGGTGTGAGTGATATATACACAGTTGCCGCAAGATCTCTTAGTGGTTCTGCAGATATTACTGGGGCGATTGGTTTTTACGATTTAACATAAAATTATGACCATTCAGGATATTCAATTAAAACAAAGTGATGCTTATCTTTCTAATCCAAATTTAAAGAGAGCAAATACATCATTTTCGTGGACTCAAGAACAAATAGTAGAGTTTTTTAAGTGCAAGGAAGATCCTGTTTATTTTGCAAGAAATTATATCAAGATTGTTTCTCTTGATCATGGTCTTGTGCCATTTGAAATGTATCCATTTCAAGAGAAGTTAATTAGAAACTTCCATAGTAATAGATTTAATATTTGCAAAATGCCCCGTCAGACGGGTAAATCTACTACTTGTGTTTCATACCTACTACATTATGCGGTTTTTAACGATAATGTAAATATTGCAATTCTGGCAAACAAAGCATCAACTGCCAGAGACCTCCTGCAGCGCCTACAACTAGCATATGAAAACTTACCTAAGTGGATGCAGCAAGGCGTTCTACAGTGGAACAGAGGTAGTTTAGAACTAGAGAATGGATCTAAGATAATAGCTGCCTCTACAAGCGCCTCTGCGGTTCGTGGAGGTTCCTATAATATTATCTTCTTAGACGAATTTGCGTTCATTCCAAATCATATTGCGGACGATTTCTTTGCATCAACATATCCAACAATTTCATCTGGTCAAAGTACAAAGGTAATTATTGTTTCTACCCCACGCGGTATGAACCATTTTTATCGCAAGTGGCATGATGCGGAAAGGGGTAAAAACGAATATGTTCCAACTGAAGTTCACTGGTCGGAAGTTCCCGGAAGAGATGAGAAGTGGAAGGCATCAACAATTGCAAATACTTCTGAGCAGCAATTTAAAGTTGAGTTTGAATGTGAATTTTTAGGATCTGTAGATACACTCATTAATCCAGCAAAATTAAGAAATTTAGTTTATGATGATCCAATAAAAAGAAATAAAGGATTGGATATTTATGAGGATCCAATATCAGAGCATAATTATATGATTACTGTTGACGTTGCTCGCGGTATAGGAAATGATTATTCGGCATTTGTTATTGTGGACATAACTTCATTTCCTTATAAAGTAGTTGCAAAATATAGAAATAATGAAATAAAACCTATGCTTTTTCCAAGCGTTATAGAACCAGTTGCAAAAGCATATAATCATGCTTGGATTTTAGTAGAAATTAATGATATTGGTGATCAGATAGCAAATATCTTACATTATGATTTGGAGTATGATAACATATTAATGTGTTCTCAGAGAGGAAGAGCTGGGCAAATTGTTGGTACTGGATTTAGTGGCAAAAAATCATATCTTGGTATTCGAATGACTGCCGCAGTTAAAAAGTTAGGATGTTCTAACTTAAGAACTTTGATAGAAGATGATAAATTACTAACAAATGATTATGATATCATTAGTGAGATGACTACTTTTATTCAAAGAAGTAGCACTTTCATGGCAGAGGAAGGTTGTAACGATGATTTAATGATGTGTCTCGTAATTTTTTCATGGTTGGTGGCACAACCATATTTTAAGGAGATGACAAATGATGATATTCGTAAAAGAATTTATGAGGAGCAAGAAGAGCAGATAGAAGCAGATATGTCTCCTTTTGGTTTTATATCAACAGGATTGGAAGATAGTTCAGCATTTGTAGATAATAATGGCGATACTTGGCATTTAGATGAGTATGGTGATAGAAGTTATATGTGGGATTACATGTAAATGGATTTAGATGATCAAGTAGATTTAGAACACTTATTATTTTTAGAAAGAAAATGTAGATCTTGTGGTGATATAAAAAATTTACTAGATGATTTTTACATTTCATATAGAGATAGAGGTTCTCTACCATCATCATATTCATATGAATGTAAAGAATGTACGATAAAAAGAATAAAAAAATCCAGAAAAAATGTGCGTAAAAAGAAAATTTCCTTTAATGAAAATGAATATCCAGATTGGTAATGTTCGTGGGTTATTTCCCCATCAGAAATAGTCTTTTTAATAAATAATTTTAGAATATTTCTGGAATAGGAGACAAGAAGATGCCTTTAAATTTAGCATCTCCTGGAGTTATTGTAAGAGAGGTTGATGTAACTGTTGGAAGAGTCGATCCAACTTCAAACTCCGTAGCAGCAATTGTAGCACCTTTTGAAAAAGGACCAGTTGAAAGTGCAGTTTTAGTTCAAAATGAGCAAGAACTATTAGCAAATTTTGGGCAACCAAGAAATACAGCAACTCATTATGAGACCTGGTTTACAGCTTCTTCATACTTAGCTTATGGTGGCAATCTGCTGGTATTAAGATCAGATGGAACTAGTTTATCTAATGCAAATATGGGAACATCTGGTGTTTCAACCAGTATAAAAATCAAGAGTTATGATGATTATGTAAACAAAGGTTATGATGAAACTCCAATATCAAACGTAGTAGTTGCAGCAAGAAATCCAGGTTCATGGGGAAATGGATTAAAAGTTGCGATTATTGACGGAAAAGCAGATCAAATTTTAAGTGGAATTGATACAACTGGAGTAGTTGTTGGTCATGGCGTAACTCATTCGATCAATGGCACTGTAAGTGCTGGAACTGGATCAACTTCAGTTTTAGATGGTTTTGTTAAGGGTATTGTTACTGGAATTGGTGCTAGCACTATTGATGTAAAAGTTCTCAGTTATGTAACAGCATCTGGAACAGAAACCAACGTTGATTACGAACCTGAAGGAGTTTATAGATTTAAATCCACAGGAACAGTTATTATCCATGAAAATGGATCTGGTGTTGGAATAGCAACAACTGCGTTTGCTTCTTCTCCAGACTGGTATGATGCTCAAAGCATCACTCTGGATAATGGATCTATTGCATGGAATACTTTAGCACCAAGACCAGGAACTTCAAGATTTGCAACCTCTAGAGGAAGTAGATTTGATGAACTTCATGTTGTTGTTATTGATGGGAATGGAGATTTAACAGCAAATGCAGGTACTGTTTTAGAGAAGCACGTATCACTATCCAAGGCAAAAAATGCTGTTTATGCTGCAGGTAGTTCTTCTTACTGGTCAAAATATATTGCAGAAGGATCATCACTAATCTTTGGTGGAACACAACCAGTTGGTGTTGTAACTTGTGGATTTACTACATCATCAACATTCTCTTTAGGTGCAACTAAAGATTGGAATACTAACACCGAAAATGGAACTGTATTTAAGTGCTTAGGATCACAAACATACAGTTTAAGTGGAGGAAAAAATTATGATGGTGGCACTAGTTTAGATGAGAACGAATCTTTAACATCATCGCTTTCAGATTTATCCAGCGGATATGATCTTTTAACAAATACTGAGCAGTATGATGTAGATTTTATCTTAATGGGATCTGCTGCACACGATAAAGAAACTGCACAAGCTTTAGCATCTAAGATTATATCGGTTGCTGAGCAAAGACAAGATGCTATTGCATTTGTTTCCCCATATAGAAACTCGATGCTTAATTTAAGTGGAACATCCTCATTTGTCCCCATAAATTCTGCAACAATAACAGATAATGTTATTAGTTACTATGCATCTATACCTTCTTCATCGTATGCTATCTTTGATAGTGGATATAAGTACATGTATGATAAGTTTGCACAAACTTTTAGATATGTACCATTAAATGGCGACATGGCAGGAATTTGTTCAAGAAACGATACTACAAATGCTCCTTGGGTATCCCCAGCAGGAACATCAAGAGGTGCAGTTCTTAATGCAGTTAAACTTGCATACAATCCATCAAAAGTTCAGAGAGATAGACTTTACTCGAACAGAGT